GACATAACGTTCCCCAACCCGCCGTCGTCGAGCGGGGCGGTAACGAGGGCGAACGCGTCGCGGTGGAATGCCATATTAGCCGTATGTGAGGCGATAAACGTAACCGCGGCGTCGTCGGCCCAGGCGACCTTAGACGTCGGAGTAAAAGCCATCCCGGCCAATGCGTTACCGGCGGCCGTTGCGTTGGCCGTGACGGTGTACTGTTGGGTATCGCCGGCGACGGTGAATACATCGCCAATTACGACGGTCCCGGTTAAACTGGTCGCGTCAATGTCGACGGTCGATTCGCCGATCCCATAACTGGCGTCGTTTACTAAAGGGGCCGTTGCTAACGTGCCGCGCGTATGAGTCGGAATGTTCTGGTCGAGGAACCAACCCGCGCCGAGCTTGTACCCAATCTCGCCGTTGATAATACCGCCGGCATCGCCGCGTTTGTCGACGGCCTGGAATTCAGACAACGACAACGCGTTGGCCTCGGCCTCGACGTCGAGTATAATATTCCGACTATCGAATGGGGCCAGGTTCGTATTGAGGTATTTACGTGCGCCGGCGGTCCAATCGGTTTTAAGGGCCGCGGTCGAGGCAAACGGCGTAGTTCCGGCGGTCCCGCTTGCGTTGTATACGTCGACATAGAGGGCCGCAACGGCCGCGTCTACGTTGTTAGCGATTGCCTTAATCGCCTCGGCCATTTGAGGCGGGACGAACTGTTCGTCGGCGTCGATCTGGTTTCGGTCTTTGTCCGACATATGAAAATCGGTCCCGTACCACTGGTCGGCCGTGACCTGGACAACCGTCGGGGTTGTGTCCTGGTTGGAGGGCGGCGTATTCGACGCGGTAATGGCCGCGGCGACCTGGGCCGTCGGAACCTCGACGTCGACCGTAAGGCCGCGCTGTAAAGGGGTTTGTGAATAGCCGGTATTTACCAGGCGGGGAAATACGGCATTCTGGCGCAACGTGGGCAATGCCCGCGCCAGAATTTTCGGAGCAATATTGGTAAATGAGTTTGCCATTTCGGCGTTTCTCCATTCTGTACGGTGTGTTTGCGCTTTTACCGTCCACCGGACGAAATCAGAGAAAACGCCGCCGGCGTTGCTCTTATGTTGCGCGGGTTGGGCCGACGGGGTTTAACGCCCGCCGGCCGTCTGTTTAGTCGTTTTTTATGACCATTGCGCCGCTGGCGATTGCCTCGGCGTTTCGGCCCATCTCTTGAGGCGTCGGGTTGAGTAATACCTTTACGCCGCCACCCCCGCCGCCGGGTTGTCCCTGGCCCCCGCCCCCCTGGGACGGTTCAAAGTAAAACGGTTTCGATTGGGCCAGTTCGGCGAAATATTCGGGCATGGTCTGATTTTCGCCGGGTCGTTCCGTACTCAATACGACGTCGTCGCCGGTCTTGCGTACGGCCGCGCCGTTTTCTAATACCCATTCGGACCCGGCCAGTTTAACCAGGTCGTCGACGGCCTCGCCTTTAACCTTGGCCCCGGTCGCCGCCTTGCGGAGTTCGTCGGTTACTTTCGTTCCGATAATCTCGCGCTTGAGCGATTCGTTTTCGGTCTGGACCGCGTCGAGGCGTTTAGTAAAATCGGTGGCGAATGCGTCCCGGTCGCGCTTTAATAGCTCGTCGACGTCGCCCTTTTTAATCAGTTCGTCGCGTTCGATTTGGTCCTGTTGGCTCAACATAGAGCGATACTTTTCCGCGTCAATCCCCTCAAACCCCCCTAATTGGTCCTTGAGGCCGTCGCGTTCCCGGAGAATTGTAATATTGTTGTCGCGGAATTCCTTGACCTTGGCCTCGGCCGCGGTTAATTGTTCCTCTAGTTCCTCGATTGTCGGCATTTTGCATTACCTCCCAGGTAACGGTTTATATTCCCGAACGCCGCCGGCGTCGGGGTTGCCCCTCGTTGAGCAAGTTGTTTAATCATCATCGTCGAACCAATCGGCCTCGCCCCCAATTAAAACCGACCGGCATAGGTGAAACGGACGCAACCGGGGCGGCCGGCCAAACTCGGACGCCGACCATTGTTCGAGAGTCATAGGGGCTTGATTCGACGCCCGCCGGCATATATCCGTCGTGCGGGAGTCGCGCGGGTTTGAATTCTTATATACGGCGTCGTCGCCCAATATCTCGGCGGCTAGTTTCTCATGCGTTTTATTAAGTATTTTCCCCATCTCAATACGGGCGATTGCCTCGGCGCGTTGTGAGATTGACCGCCGTATGAGTCGGCCGCTTTGGCTCTTAATCGTTATCGGTTTGAGTCGCCCCGATTCGACTATGCGGTTCATAAGCGAATCTCCGCCCGATTTGTTTACAATAGGTATACCGTCTAATACCGCGTCCATCGTTTCACGCCGGAACCATTCGCCTACGTCGTCGCCGACCGTATTAACGATTTTATACATATCCTCGGCTCCAACTAATAACTGGCCCCGCGTAAGCGATACGTTTTTATAGGCGGCCTGGACTAATTCGGGCGCGACCTGGTCGACGTTGAAATTGACGCGGGCCAATTGCCGGCCGGCGGTATGGGCTAACTCGGCGGCCTGGTTGGCCCATTGCTTGCCGGGGCCGCGTATGTAGGTATTAATCTCGACGTCGACGCCCTTTAATATGTCCTGAGCCTTTGCAATAGCGGCCGGAGTCGACGCCAGTTTCCCGTCGTTTGAGGTTATGAGTTCGTTAAACCGTTTCGATTCGCGGCCTAATTCGATCTCGGCGCGGTCGAATATACGGGCCAGTTCGTCGCGGGCCGGCCCGACTATTTCGTCCTCGATTTGGTCGCGGTAATCGTGCATTCGCGTAATCATTGTTTCGATAGTTGGCATAGTTTACCAGGCGACGGCGGCCAGGGCCGCGGTAAATAGGGCAAAACAAATAAAACCAACGGCCGCGCCCATTAGGAACGGCCCGGTATCGGACCGAATACGCCCGCACATAGTACAGTAAGATTCCATTGTAAACCGATCTATACGGCGGCCCATAATAGACCAACCCCAACGGCGACGTTGAGTAAGAAACCGACGCCGAACGTTAATTGTAAACGCCCTAATCGTTCGTCGACCGAGCGGGCCAGGCGGCCGACGTCGTCGATTCGCTTACTGTGCAACCCGACCGCCTCGTCTAATGTGTTGATCGCCTTTCCCGCGTGTTGCGCCCATTCGAGCATTTCCTGGGCCGTTTTCGACGCGGCCCGATTTGAAAGGCGACGAATCTTTTTCGCGCTTGATTCCGACATATAAACCCCCGTTTAGTTGTCGTTTATACCGGCGTATTTGCAACGATATTATCGACGGTCGTTTGTATCTCGACGCGCTCGTCGTCGCCCAATTCGCCGGCGCGTAGTAGTTCGCCCTCGGCGCGGTCGTCGATTAGCTCCAATTCGTCTAATACGTCGACGTCGGGCCGAGTCATTTCCAACCGTTCAAGGTTGTAATAGGACGTTTCGAACGACATTAAACCGCCCTGAAACGCTTGCACAATCCCTTGTATGTCGGATAACGTAGCGCGAACGCCGATCAAGTCGCGGTTGAGCATAAAGGCGACCTGTTCCGACGGCGGGTTCGGGACCGCAACGCCGCCGCCCCACCATAGCAACCAGCCCGACGCCCGCGTCAATGCCTCGTCGAGCGTATCGACGATCCGGGCCATTGTGGCCGATTGGCCGGCCTGGCGTAGTCGGACCGTTTCGGCGGCCTCGGCGTCGGCCTTTTGTTCCTCTAATAGTCGCGCCCCTAAAACCGACATTAAACGTTCCTTGTGTTCAAGAGCGGTTGTTAGTGCGGTCAATCCCTGGCCCGTAAATTCGAGCATTCCCGCCTTGGCTTGTGGGTCGTCCGATACCCAGGCGACGCCGGCCCCGATTCGTAAATGCGTGTCGAGCGGAAAACCGGCAATCCAAGGGGTCGGCAATCCGGTATAATGCCGGCCATGCTCTAGATCTGCCGACGTCCGGTAATGCGACAGGTTTATATCGACTAAGTCGAGTAAAGGCGGCCGGTCGACGTCGGGCAATAGATCGGACGGGTTTATAAATAGGAATGGGATAAACGAAAGGCGTTCGCCGCGCCGGAGCGGTTCGACGCGGTCGACCTCGACGAATCGCTGTTCGGGGTCGTCGCCTTTTCGGTATATCACCTGCCGGTATAGTCCGGCCTCGTCTAATTCCAATACGCGCCACTGGTCGACGGCCTCGGTTGTATACCGGTCGCCCTCGGTCGGGACCGATACACTTTCCTCAATAACAACCCAGGAAAGGACCGACCGGCCCGCGATTCGATCCGTTCCCCAATTGATAACCCGTTCGGCCGGCGCGACGACCCAATACGGCCGGGGTTCGGCGTCGGGGCCGCGCGGGTAATCGACATATAGACCAACGCGGCCGACGGTTTCGATTTCGTCGAGCAATTCGCCGGCGACCTGGACCGCCGACCGGCCCGTCAAGGTTACATCGTCGAGCAATACTTGCCCCGCGGTTGGGTATATTGTTTGCGGTTCGCGCCTGAATACGGCCCCGGTCAATCCCTGAATGGTTCGGGACGTCGCGCCGTACCAATCGGCCCGCATTTGGTACGCGCTGTATTCACTCGTAT